GTTTTTCTTTAACATCCCAATAACCTTGACCAAAAGAAGAAGCATCAACTGCTAAATGAAAACCAAACATTTTAGCACCAGTAATTTCCTTAAGTCTAATTAAACAATTTGTGTAAAGTTCTCTAGCACTTTCACCGGAAATAATTTTACCATTAAAGTTAATCATTTTATTATTACGATGAGTTTTAACATCAGCATGTTCATCATCATTAATTCCAACTGTATCAGGGTAACCATCAGTAAGTATCATAATATTTGTTTTTTGTATTGCATGCTTTCTTTGAAAAGCTTTAGTAAGTTTAGCTGCTAAAATCGTAGTTTGAATAAGTGGAGTTGAACCCATTGCATCAATTGTATGAAGCTGGCCACCAGCTATATAATATGTAGAATCACGTCTATATGAATGAGCTTTACTTATACCAAATGCTTCTTTAGAAGCTTCTTCAAAAGTTTTATTATTCATTTTTGAAGAAAACATTTCAACAACTTTTATTTTAGTTAAGTCATCTATTTCATTACCTTTAACTACAATTTCGTCTTGAAGATCTCTACCATGCCATCCAGCAGTAGTAAATGAATATACTTCAAATGGTATATGAACTTTTCTACAAAACATTGCAATCGTAATTGCTTGGTTAGTTACATCTTCTATGATATCACACATTGAACCAGAATAATCTACGAACATCATAATTCCATGTGATTTAGCTTGTGCTAATTGAGTAGTTGTTAGGAAAATATCCTCAGAAGTTTTATAAGCATGAAGCTTTAATGGGTCAAGTTTTCCAGTCTTTGCAGTAAGAGCTCTTGAATATTCAAAAGCTGCTTTCTTACGTTCAAAATCTTTAGCCAATAAATTAGCTGTAGAGTTTAAACCTGGCTTTGATTTTTCCCAGTCTGCTGTAACTGCTGGATTACCATAAGCACTATATTCAATATCTCTTTGGTTTTCTTCACACCATTCTATTCTTTTTGCTGCAGCTTCTTTATAAGTAAATACAATTTTTTCTAAGTTTTCATCAGAAATACCTGCAGAATAAGTAGACTGTTTTGTCTCTTTATCATATTTGTCTTCTTTAGTTTCAAGTAAATCTTTTTCATTTTTTCTAAAATTTTCTTCAGTCCAAGGAGAATGTTTATCAGATTTCTTTTCTTCAGTTTCTTTTTCTTTACTTTCAGAATCAGATTCACTACCTTCACCTTCACCTTCTTCGTCCATTTCCTCATCGTCTTCTGGAGGAGTAGAACCTTCAGGCTTTTCAGCTTGAGCATCATCATCACCGGCCATTTCATTAGAAGGAAAAGTAGCATCAGAACCTTCAGGCTTTTCTTCTTCTTCCTCATTTTCATTAACCCAATCAAATAGTTTTTGACAAACTTTAAGAACATCATCCCAAGTTTTAACTTCCATAGCTTCTTTAACTAAAGGAGACTCTTCATCAGAAAATTCAACTGGAACATAACCTCTACCTTTTGATGAAACATTAAGCCTATCCATAAGACCAGCTTTGTTAATGTCTCTATCATCTGTACCAAATAGGTTATCATCAAAAAGTCTTTTATAACCATTTTTAAATCTACGAACGATACCAGGATATGTCTCTTGTATCATACGTTCAATTCGAATATCTTCAACGATATTTAAATAAGCTCTTGGAATTTTACCAATTTTCTTTTCAGAATCGTGCCATCCATCAGCTGGAGTATAAAGAGCATGACCAACTTCATGTCCAACTAGTAAGTCATAAACATCCTTACCTTTGTCTTCCCAAAGTGGTAATCTTAAAACTCTATTCATAACATCAAATGATGCTGTTGAATAATTACCATGTTGAACTGATAAGTTCTCTTTGGCTAATAATTTTGCTAAATATTCTTGAGCTGATAAATTCATTATTATACGTCCTCCCAATTGTTTGGATCTTCATTCCATTCAGTTTCTTCTTCAAGAGTTTCAATACTATCATTATCCGTTTCAGGAGCATTAATAGTAGCATCAACTTTTTCATAAAGGTCTATAAAAGCAGCCTTAGTATCTTCATCAAAACGATTTACACATAAAGCAATTGCTTTATCACGTTTGTTAAAGATTGAATAAGTCTGAACGATGTGGCATAATCTACGAGTTGAAATAACTTCGTCAATACCTTCATCATAAAAAGTCTTACGAATTGCATCAGCCCAGCCAACTAAAAGCTTACCAAATTCTTCGTCAATCTTTTCGAATTTTTTCATATGCTTCATAACAATTTTTTCCTCTACTTTAATAGTAGGAAATGTTTGTTCAAGAGTAATTGTAAATCTTTCAAGGAAAGCATCATCAATAATTGTAGCAGCTGAGTAACGTCCATCTTCTGAACCTTTACCTTTTGTGTTAGCTGTAGCAATCACATTAAAACCGTCTTTAGGTTCAATGACTTCACCTGTCTTTTTAATAAGAACTGGCTTACCTTCAAGAACACCTTGTAAACACATAACTTTATTAGTACCACGGTCGATTTCGTCAATCATTAAGATTGCTCCAGCTTCCATAGCTTTAATAACTGGTCCTTTTTGAAAAACTGTCTCACCTTTAATAAGACGGAATCCACCGATTAAATCATCTTCATCCGTTTCAGGAGAAATCTGAACTCTAACATATTCACGTTTAAGTTTTGCACATGCCTGTTCAATCATAAATGTCTTACCATTTCCAGAAAGTCCAGAAACAAATGTTGGATAAAACATTCTTGACTTAACGATTTTTAAAAGTTCTGTAAAGTTACCCCAAGCAACAAATGTTTCATCAAAATCAGGAACAAAAACTTCATCATTAGAAACTGAAGCAACTGCTGTTGTAGAAGCATAAGACATTTTAGGGTCCTTTTTAGGAGCCGCAGATTTTGGCATTAAATTAGTTAAATCATAAGTACCTCTGCTAACTATTGGGCATTTTTCCCTATATTTAACAAACGTATAAGCTGACCTTGGATTTTCTCCAATATCAGAAGCTGCTTTTTTAATTTCAGTTGTTGTGAAGTGTACCTTGTTAGGATAATCATTCATTAATTTTTCTATCGCTTTATTCATAATATATATTTTTTTTCCTTTTTTTATTATTTAATAGTACTATTATACCATAGTTTGGCTGTTTCGTGTGGGAACTTATGGGTCCAGAACGAACGAGTCAGTAGGCCAGGTGTTTTGTTATTTAAGTATATTTTCAATTGATTTTTGATTAATTTTTGGAAAAGAAATCGTAATTGATGGTAATGGTAAATTTGGTTGTGGATTTAATGTTATTAATTTAGCGTTAAATGTTTTAAGAAAATCCAATAAATCCCAAGCCGTTGTATTGGGGTCGATATCATAAGTTTTTGTAATCAAGTTTAGTCCTTTTTTTATTATTTAATAGTACTATTATACCATACGTGAGCCGTTTCGTGTAACTTTATGCAGCTAAAAAACGCATAAAGTACTATTTTTCTATAAAAGAGGGGTTGTATAGAATATTTTTCTATCTAATTTGAGAAAAATTATTCTTTTTGATAAACACAATCTTATCTTTTAACTTACCTTCAAGCATATCTGGTTTATGTGAGATGATAAATGTATTCGTTCCATCTTCCAAAGTCAATAAGATTTTCATTAGATTATCCACACCATCCTCATCAAGACTTGAATCAAACGTCTCATCAAGAATTAATAAATTTGTATTTGTTGAGTTTTTCATTTTAGCTATTTGACGCCATGCAAATAATAATGATAAGTCAATTCTCATTTTTTCACCTTCAGAAAAATTATCATATACAAAATCATCTCTATGTCTCGATTTAATTGTCTCTTGAAAATTTTCATCTAAATGGAATGATACAAAAAATTCTAATACTTGAAGGTAATTATTTATAAGAGCATTCATCGCTGGTAAGTATTCTTTAATAATTTTCGTTCGAATACCAGTGTCTTTAAGCATTTCTCCAGCTATATCATTATATAATAACTCATTTGTTGAAGTAGTATAAGTATCTTGTAAATCAACAAGCTCTAGTGTCATATCTACCAAATCTGTAGTTGGTTGATTCATATCAACTTCATTAACATGTTTGTTTATTAAATTTGACATTGCATTAGTATGTGTAGCTATTTTAGCATTTATAACTTGAACATTTGACAAATGATTTCGTGCACTTTCCAAAGCATCTTCTGCAGATTTTAGTTTAGCTTTAGTATGACTTAACTCATTCATAGTTCCAAGACCGGATGCCATAATATCACTCTCCATAGATTTCTTTAAATCTTCGGAAATAGCTTGTGAACATATTGGGCATGCCACAGATGTCTCAAAGAATTTATGCCTCTCCTCTAGACTCTTCATTTCATGTTGACATCTACCTTTATCAGAAATTAAATCATCTTTTACTTTTTTCATAGTCTTTAATTTAAACTCTATTCCTGATTGAGGTGGACATGCATCTAATTCTTTATTTAACGCATCTATTTTCCCCTGTGCCTCTGCTATTTCTGAATCATAAGATTTTTTTGCTTCTTCATTTATTTCTTCTAATTGGTTAATATGTTTTTTCTGATAACCAATTTTATCCCTTTGACCATCCACTTTTATTTTAGAATTTTTAGATAATTCCCTTGCTTTAGAGTTTCTTTCACGTAATATGAACTTCATCTTGCTAAATATGTTAATATCTAGAAGGTCTTCGATGACATCACGCCTATCATGAGACTTTAATTGCATAAAAGGGACAAAGGAAGATGACCCTAAGACTACTATTTGGTGAAAGGATTTATGATTTAGCTTAAGAATATTTTGTTCTAAAAACTTTTGATAGTCCCTTACGTTTGTTTGTTGGTCTATCATTTTATTATTTTGATATACTTCAAACTTATTTGGTCTTATTCCTCGTACTACTCTAAAGCTATGACCAGCTGTTTCAAATTTTACTTCTACCTCACAATATTTTCCATTAACTGAATTTACTAATCCATTTTTATTAATATTACGATGGGGTTTACCAAATAATGCAAAGGATAATGCATCAAGAATTGTTGACTTACCAGACCCATTAGTACCAACAATAAGAGTTGATTTACTCTTATTAAGTTCTATTGTTATTGGGTTGTTGCCAGTTGAGAGGAAGTTCTTATATGTTAGTTTCTGGAACTGTATCAAGTATAATCTCCTGAGGGGTTTTTTTGAACATCATTCCTAGACCAATACTATTTGTTTGTTCTAAAAATATGTCACAGTCATTATATAAGGTCGCTGCAAAAAGACCCATTTGGAAACTCGCATCCATATTCATTTCATTTATATCTATACTATGTTTTTTAACGGCCAAATTCATAAAGTAATCACCAGTGCCTGATAGTGTTCCGCAATTTAATTTCCAATATTCTAGACCACCAAGCACCATTAATACAAGAGACTTATCTTCAAAATAAGCTCTATATTTTTCTTTATCCAAATCATCTTTTGGATCTGAAACTTCAACTACTGTTTCTTCAACAGCAGCATAAGTAACTTCTTCAACTTCTGGACTAAAGTCAGTCCATACCTGTTCGACTTCACTCAAAACAGCCAATGAGATTAATAAAACAATTCCTAAAAAAGCAAATTGAATTACTCCTTTAAGGAGTCTTTTATTATCTTCGTCTATTATCCTTTCACTTCTTCGGTCGCGACCGGTGTCTCTACGCATTCAGTTCCCTCACATACTATAATATCTTTATCGCCAGCAAAGCCTACTAAGCCTTTCATAGTAGTCATCTGTTTTTCAAACATTGCACAGCCGGTTATATTAAATAAAACTATAAGACCTACTACCACAAGTGCTAGTATTGTCCATCTACTTTTTGAAATTTTTTTCATTTGCATTACTGTATCTCCATATCTAAAGCATCATTATATAAACTATTCATTAGAGTTTTTAATTTCCCTTTATCTAAATCTGTGTTTACACCATCTATATAACTTGCCATTAAGTCAGTCGTATTTTCTATATCCTCAACATTAGTAAGAACATTCTCACCTAAGAATTCAGAGAAATTTTCAGCAATTTTTAAATCATGCGTCTTAAGTTCTGATATTCGTTCAATAAATTTATCAAACATAAATGGGTTCGACTTATTACCCACTATGACTTTAACGAATTTGTTTGTAAGTATATTTATATCGTAATTTGTATAATCTGTGTCAGTATCATCATATTGTATTTTCTGAAATAATGTTAATGGATTACCAATTCTTTCTACTTCTTGGGTATCTGTGTCAAATATATGAAAATATTTTTGGTCACCAGCATCAGCCCATGTGAATTCCATTTGACATCCTAAGTATCTTATATTACCTTGTTGTGAACTTGCATGATAATGACCAGATAATACCAAATCATAATGACTAAAAGGTTCAACACCCATTCCATTTCCCTTTGGTTGTTTAATACCTCTCATCATTTCAAATCCTTGCAACTCTAAATGAGCAAATAATATACCATTATTCTTTTTTACAAACTTCATGGAATGATCGTAATTTTCTGGATTAATCCACGGTAATAAATGAATATCCAATCCATCATAACTTAATGTGGAAGGCTTCATTATAATATTGATGTTGCTTGTATAATATCCTAAGAGTTCTTTAAGAGAACAAAGGTCATTTGTATTTTTATGAAACACATCATGGTTACCTGGAATAATATCCATAGTCATACCAGCTTGTTTCATAGGTTCAAGGAAATGTCTTCTATTTTCTCTTAATGCTTTAAAGTTTACAAATTTACGATGATCGTAATAATCACCTAAATGAATTATTTGTTTTATATTATTATTCTTACAATAGGGAAAAAATATTTCTTCATAAAATCTTTTTTGAAAATTTATGAATACTTCAGCTGAATTTCTAACACCTACATGGGTATCATTTAATAAAGCTATCTTCATTTTTTACCTTCAAATGACCAATGAATAATTCTATTTTTAAGTTCCCTTGAAGAAAATGGGTGGTCACGATTATTATAAACTATTTCTATTTCTAAGTCATCACCAGTAAATGGTTTACCATGATAATCTGATCCAACAAATCTTACGTCAGGTTTTTTAAGCTGAAGGAGATTAATTAAATCCTCTTCATTTTCGTATGGTATAATCTCATCAACATATTTAACACCTGACAATTGTATATGTCTTTCCATAAGACTTTGAACTGGTCGTCTTTTACGTTTAATCGGTGCAGTATTAATACCACATATAAGATAATCACAATACTTCTTACACTCACGTAACATTTCTATATGTCCGGCGTGTAATAAATCAAATGGTGAACATGTAAATCCTACTTTCATCTTAATTTATTATTAATCAATATAGCCTCTTCTAATAATTTTAATGGTGAACCTAATCTTGAAGCAGAAGTGGCAAAAGCTAATGTATCTTTAGGGAAACACATACCACCAAATCCATATTTCATATCAGTACCTGGAACCATCATATGACTATCACCAATACGTTTATCAAGACTTATTAATTCTGTAAGTGAATCAAATTCTGTATCATGTATTCTAGTATTAGATTTATTATATACAGCTTTTAATTCATTAAAGAATATAACCTTTGTTGCAAGGAAACTATTAATAGCATATTTTGCAAAAGCTGCATTTTTCATAGAAGTAAATCGTACTTCATCTATTCCAATATCTGAATTAACATATATGGAAAGCCAAAATGCTGATTGATGCCCACCAAATATAGCAAATGATTGGTGTAGAAAATCTTCTATTGAATCTTCTTCTGTTAAGAATTCTGGATTATATGTCAAGTATTCATCATCTTCAAGTAGTTCAACCAATTCAATTGATATAGTTGACTTAATAAGGATAGGCACTATAGGTGCTTCTATACGAATATTTCTTATATATTGCTCAACCATCATATCATCACATTCACCTTTTGGTCCCTGAGGTGTGGGTAGGCATAATATAATACCATCAAATTCATCATATGATTTATCATTTTCCCAACCTTCATCAGGATCATGTATATCTACAAAATTAGCTTCTCCCAACCCATAGTATACTGCTTTACCAACAATACCATAACCAATCAATAACAAATTTTTAATATTCATGAAACCTCCATAAATAATTCTAATCCTTTTTTCTTTTTAATTTTTTCTTCCTTTTTAAAATCTTTAATTGCTTTATCAGTATCTTTAATCCTACTAATTTTTTCACGTAAGGTGTCAAGAAATGATTGGTCAATAGGACTATTTACATCAATAGCAGATACAAAGTCTTCAATATTTGCTTGCTCCATAAATTTAAATTTAATATCTGTTTGTTTCTTTTCTTTTACAATTCTACGTATAAAAGCAAAGTAAGCTATTTGAGTGAAGTAAGAGAATGCATTAGGCTTGCCCGTACGGGTAGCTGTATCTATATTGTAATTATATATTGCTTTTAAACAATTCTCAACACCATCCATAACCATTTCATCGCGATAAGTATACCGTACAAAATTTGGTTTATGGGAAAGGCCTTCACATATTTTCATAAAGCACATAGCAATATAATCCGGTACTACTGGATTCTTTTCTCCATTTACTTTAGCTGTATTAGCCGCAGTTACATAATCAACTACAGCATAACTAAATTCACGATTATTAACGTAATGAGGTTTATCTCTAGGTTTAACTTTTTCAGGCATTTTTAAGTTCCATTTAGTGTAATAATATAACTATTATATCATAGTTTATGGTTAATGTAAACAGCTTTTATTAAATAATATAGCTATCTAATAACCAATTCTTTATTTGTTTCTTTACTAAGTGTTCGAATACACTATAATTCTTTAATGATTCATCAAGTTCATTTAATTGAACTTTCATTCTATAATAAATTTTATTTAATTCATCAGATGGTAAATTCCAAATTGCATATTGTTTAGGATAGAGTATGGTATTAAACCATAAATGTGCATTTATACGTTGAGTGAACTCCACAAAGTCAACCATTTCCTCCCAATTGTTTCTCATAGGATTGACCATGATAGATAATTTACTATTATTATCTTTGCAATATCGAGAAAAATCAGTAGTGTTCCATATAACCCTATCGAAATTACCATTAATACGAATCTCTTCATATCTCTTAGGTATTAGACTATCAATAGAAATATTAATATGTAAATTATTATTATCCATAATATGCCTAACTCTTTTATTAATTACTGTACCATTAGTTGCTATATTAATTTTTAAGTCAGGTTTAATCTTAGCTACATCATTACATATATCTAATACAATCTCTTGAGCAAATGGTTCTCCACCATTAAATCTCAATTCAGTTAGATGTGGAATAAACTCATGTAGTTGTTCTCTAAATGATTCATCATAAATCATAGGCAAAGGTGGAAGCTTATCACGGTTCTTACGTATGCCACTACTTAATTCACCACTACACATTATACATTCAAGGTTGCATTGGTTACTTAATTCAAGTTCCATCAAACTTGGATAGACAGGATTAACTGGATATTTTTTATAAGCTTTAGCTAAAGGCCAAACACCTTCATTAATATTCTTTTCACATTCTTTACATCTATCTAAAAATATATTATTGTCTAATGCTTTTCTATATTTCTCAAAAGTATCACCAAACCATATATCTCTTATAGATTTATCTTGTGACCAGTTATCACAATATCCTACTGTTTTCCAACATGGGGAAGCTTCTCCATGTATAGTAAAATACATATTATTAAATGGTGCATTACATGGTGTCATATATATATTGTGCTATTTTTTCATGACCTGCAGCATTAGGGTGATTATCTGAACTAGATATAGTCCAAGGCAAATGCAAATGGTTTTGTTCTCCGAATACCATATGATTTAATGGTAATCCACCAAGGTCGTGAGCATTTGGCCATCCTATAAATTTTGAGGTGTCTAGAATTTTATCATAATTCATCATTATTTCTAATATTTCGTTGTTTTCTCTTCTATATTTTTCAAGAAATTGTGGAAGATTATCTGTTTCTTCTGGAGGTCTGGCGTCATTATGATAGTATTCGAAATTCTTTTGACCGATGATTCTTCCTCCTAAATAATCATTAAATAAACCTATCATCTGAGTATGTAAATATGGAATGTTATACCTTTCACACATCATTTCAAAAGCTGCAAAATATCTTAGACTTCTACGTACCCAATATACTATATCACCTTTTTTATCTAATGGTATTGAATCCCAAGTAGCAGTTTTTTCAGCCTCAGGAGTTTTAATTTTAGACATTTTGCGTTTAACATGATATCTCTTCAACCAAGGGGATATTATTTGCCAATCACTTCTTTGACATTGTGTCCACGCAGCTATGACCAATCCTATTTCATCTTTATTTGGACGCTCCCAAATTTCATCTTGTAACGTTGAGTAGATATACTCGTTTCCCTGACCGCTTCTTGCTAAATTAATACATTCCATATTTAATTTTTCTGCTAATAGCTCAGGCCATTTAGGCCAAGACGTATCCAAATCTGGATCGTCACTAGATCTAAAATTTATATCAGTAGTAAAACTACAACCACTTACGATTAAATATTTCTTTTTCATTTCTTAGTACATATTTCTTTACAAGGAGCTGCAATTTTATTTGAGTCTTCCCATGATTTTGGTAGAATTTCAACAAACCATTCATTATCTAATATATCTTCTAAATCATTAGTAAATATATTAAGTTTCTTTTTTCTTTTATCATATTCTTGAATAATATATTCATTATTAAATTGCCAATTAACTAACTTTATATTATATAATTGGTCTTCTATTTCACGATAATTTTTATTTACCCAAGTACTATTAATTTTACCATTCGAAGTTTCTTTTTTTGGTACTGCAAGTGTTCTATCTTTAGAAAAATAATTTGAAAGGTAACAACATGGCAAAACTTGTCCATCAGGTTGTACTAACATTTGCTCATCATCTTCTATCCATTTACAATGCGTTTTCATAATTTAATTGTTGTTCTTTGTTCGCTTTTTCCATACTTAGGACTATGGTCTAAAAATTCTTCTTTACCATTTTTTATAAATTTAAATCTTTCTTTATGGTGAGCTCTATCTGAAGGAACAAAAAAATGCTCATCAATTGGAGCTATATCATTTACCATTTTACTAATATCTTTTAAATAATCTTCATTGTGTTTATAAATTACAGTAAATATATTTATAAATCCAAATTTCGAATAAGCTTTAACATTTTGTAATATCTTATTTAAATTAGTCTTTTGCCTATAATGTGAATGCATTTCTTGAGTTGTTCCATCTATATCAAATACTACTCTTCCTCTATCTTTTATTATATACCCTAAATGCGTCCACCAAAATTCATCTCTAAAACTTCCATTGGTATTAATAAATATATAACAATTAGAATTACGAATTACATATTGAATAATTTCAAATATATCTTTATTCATTATTGGGTCTCCCCAAGTTCCACAAAAATTAATATTTTTAATATGTTTTAAAGTTTTTATAGGGAATGCTTTTTGAAAGTCTTCAAAAGACCATTGAATAAGTGGTAGCCAATCAACTTTACCTAAACCATTAGGATTTGTTCTATGACATTGCGGGCATGCAGCATTACAATAAGTAGTAATATCTAACCATGCATTAATTTTCTTAAGCTGATATAGATGCGAATAATTTTTCATATTTATTTATTTATAATTTTTTAAGTACGGTGCTAATTCAAATATGTCTTCATTATTTTGACGTGTAATTAAACAATAATCTATCCATCGCATCATTTTATTATGAATATTGAATTTTTTATTTGGTACAATACTATTAATATTATTCATACCTCTTATATCTAAATTATCGCTTTCCCAAAAATCATCATTTATTCGTGTATAACTCTTAAGATAATCATGTACTTTATTTAAGCCTTCTAATATATGTTGTGGTTTTAAATAAAGTGGTGAACAATACTCTGGAAATGTAACTATATTACCTAAATTAATTCTTGGTACACCTTTAATATCTTTAAAAAATTCTATTAACTCAACTATATGCATCCAATTGTATATTGATATTGTTCCAAATACTATAACATCTCTTCCAGCATACTCGTGATATTTATTTATATTATCAATAGTCTTATCAAAATGCCCACCACGTATCCAATCATATAATTCATATGTGCCATCTATACTTGCCTGAATATTCACATCATCTATACGATGTAATAATTCAATAACATTATCAGTAACTAACTGAAAATTAGTAGATATTTGTACTCTACATTTTGGATTTGTATCAGCAACA